CTGATCGAGCAATCCCACCCACGGCAGTCCGGGAAGGCGCCCGCCCAACACGCGCGCCAGCTCCGTGCGCGATCGCGGCGACAACAAGTTCGCCCGCACGGGCCCTAACAAATCGGAGCCGTCGAACCGGTGGAACGTGAACTCCGCCGACACGGCACCGTGGCCCTCGTGGAAATGGTCGATCACGCAGCGGTAGTCGGCGTGCGCGTAACTCCACACCGCGAACTGATCGCCCGCGCGCTCGAAGTCGAGACGAACCTCCGGCTCGTCGCTCATTGCGAGATCCCCGCACGCGCCAAGAGCGCATCGACATCGACACCCAGCGGCCGCCCATCGATCTCGTAAATCAGCGCGAGCGTTTCGCGCAACGTCGCGTACGACACGCCGCGCTCGCGCATGGCGCGTAACAGCGCAGGCAGGTGGACGCGCGGATCGGGATCGGCGCGCGGGGTCAACTTCCGCATCACGGGATCGATCGGCTGCGGCATCGGATGTCCCTCCACGTACTCGCTCGAATAGCGACCGCAACACGGGAACGGGATCTCGCTCGCGAGGACCGCCCAGCCGGTGATCGGGTTCACATGCGTGAAGGGACCGTCGAGCCAGTGGCAGCGGTGGTCCCGGTCCCAGTTGAATTCGTGCGGTAACGACGGCAGAGGGCAGTACAGGTGATAATACCGGGAGCGCAGATCCGGCAGGCCATCGGTCAGATGCTCCTCCGGGTGGTACAAGACGTGCATGCCGATGTGCTCAAACAGCCAGCGCTGGATGCCGGACAGCGCGATCGGGAGCCGGGTCTTGAGTTCGAAGAAGTTGAGCCGGTGATCGTGCATCGTCACCAGGTCGAGCTGGCAGACGCCGCAGTCGCGCCCGAGATGACGGGTGTAGAGCCGTAATCGACCGGGTCGGACCTGGGAACGGCGCCAATCCGTGCTAGAATCAGGCTGGCTGGCGGGCATGGGAGCCGTGACCTCCTGTGACCCCGGCCATCGTGGGCCGGTCCCTCCGCGGGGCTGGCCCACAATGCTTTTGGGCCCGTTCCCCTCCTGTTTCGGCCCGAAAGAGGAATATCCTGCTAGACGGCGAACGGGCCCGAACGGATGAGCCCCATTGACACGGGGTCGATATTCGGGTGGATTTGACCGGATTCGGTCGAAAACGAGGTGATCAACAACAACTTTAAAAGTTGTTGGAAACGTGCATGACGCGGCAATCCTGATCCTCGTGCTGCTCGTGGTCGCAGGGATCGCCTGGATGATCTATATCGGCAAAGGAGCCCGCTGATGAAACACGGCACCGAATGCGTGAACCTCTGGACCGATGAGTTGGTGGCATTGGCGCAGATCGCAGGCGTGGTGATCCCGCAGAGCCTCACGGATCTCATCGCGCACTGGCCGCCCAATCCGCCGGGTGTCGCAAACGCGCAGACGCGCGCCCTCGCCAAGATCGCGCTCGCCGTCCGGCAGCGCTCCGATACCCGCACCGATTACGCGTGGCCGTTCCCGAAGACGCCGCCGACGTGGCAGCAGGCGCCGATGCAGGTCTCGCCCCAGCAGGCGATGGGGATGAGCAGCGAGCTGCCGGGAGAAGTGCTGCCGCCCGCGCCGTGGTCGATGGCGCCCAATCTTGAGCCGGATCAATCGCCGGATCAATCCGGCGGTGGTGGAGGAGGAGAAGCCGATGGCTCGTGATCCGAAGCAAGACGAGCGTCCGCAGTCGCAGGTAACCGGCGGCTGGGGTCAGTCCGAGAAAAAGCCGGAGCCTGTCGTCAAGGTCGCGTTCGAGTGGCGCATGCTGAAGAAAATCGAGCACGACAAATACCGCAAGGCGATGACCGAAGCCGAACTCAGCGATAGCCAGCGCATGACCGAAGAAGAATTCGATAAGGCGATGTCGGGTGCCAAGGCCGAGAAGGCCGAGAAGTCCTCGGGAAAAGCCGAGGGGTCCAACGGCGTGAACGAGCCCGAGACCCAAAGAGCAAAAAACCCGCAAGCGCGGCGGTGGTGAAACCGCCCGATGCCGAAGCTCAAGCGCCCGCGCCGCCGCGCGTACATGTACTCGAATCACAAAGGACTCGCCCGAGTCGCCATGTCGAGCGTCAACGAAGCCCTGTACGACGACCCACTCGTAAGCGCTGAACAGCGCCGGATCGACCAGGTGCAGCGCTACGCCGACGGCGGGCCGCGCCCTGCGGACTACCTGGAGTTCGAGATCGATCCGCGGCTCGGTGACATGTGGTTTCGCCGTGCGGCCGTCGCCGCGATCGCCGTGCAGATGCGCTTGATGGCGCGGGCCCTCGGCAAGAATCCGTCGGCGTCAGAGCTGCGTGAAGGTAACCTCGCCGCGCGCATCGTCGAGGATCGGTTGTTCGGCAAGCCGATCGAGAAGATGGCCGTCGCCGGGCGGGTACGCATCGAGTTCGGCGGATTGAATCCCGATGTGTTCCCGCAAGAGCCGAAAGAGGCCGAAGCCGAGATTGTCGAGATCCCCACGGATGCGGGCACGGAAGCGCCCGAAGAGGAGGACGAGTAACATGGCGGCGAGGCGGAGAGTGTTACGGGTGGCGGGTCCTGCGCGCAGGCGGCGCTCGATGCAGCCGCGCGCGCTCCAGATACGCACCCGCGCGAATCAGCGACGGTCGCGCATTCCCGGTATCGGCCGCCGTCGCCGCGGCGGCGGGATCGTGCCAGCGATCTCGCCGGGGATCGTCGGTGCGGGCGAGCCGGGCGCCATGCCGGGCGTGTAGTCGATGGCGGTCGGCCTCAAAACCCGCGGTCACAGCGATGAGACGACGCGCGGGTTCCACACGATCAAAATCCCGTTCGAGCCGAACTCGGACGCGCAGAAAAACTTTATCCACACGACGGCCAGTCGTGCCGCGTATATCGGCGGTGTCGGAGCAGGAAAGACACTTGCTCTCTGTCTTCGAGCGTATCTTCTCGCGTACACCTATCCAGGAAATCGAGGCATGCTTACGCGCTTTACGTATCCCGAAATCCGAGATTCTCTTATTCCCACTTGGAAACAAATCATCCCGCGGGAACTGATGCTCAATCCTGACGTGCTCGACCGCAAAGACATCGCGAGCCAAGCGCTCTTCGTGCAGACGCGCGATCCCGATACGCCGTCGGAGATTTTATTCCGCAACATGGAAGACACGCACAAGCTCAAGACGGAACTCGGCTTCGCCGCGGTGTCGCAGGCCGATGATCCGAAGGTCACGCGCGTAATGTGGGAAACGCTCGAAGGCCGGTTGCGCTGGCCGGTGCCGTACCAGTTCATTTTCTGCGAAGGCAACTACGGCGGCAACGCGAGCGTCGGCGGCTGGATCTGGGATATCTTCGTCGACAAGAAAGACGGCGAGCTGTTCGAAGGCAACGCGCTCGACAACTTCCAGAACTTGCCCAAGGACTATCAAGAGCGATTGGCGCGCATGCCCGAGTGGTGGAAGCGCCACCACGTTTACGGCAGCTGGGCGCCGATCATCGAGATGAAAGGCAAGCCGTGTTATCCCGAGTTCGCGTTCGATACGCATGTCCCGATCGGTGGCGAAGTCGGCTGCGTGCGCAAGCTCGTGACGAGTGGACGGCCGATCATCCGCGGCATCGATCTGCCGGGCAGCTCGGCGTGCGTGTGGATTCAGATGGACCACCTGGGCCGGTTGCTTGTGGCGCACGAAGTCGTGACCGATCAACCGACCGGGATCGCGGAGTTCGCGGATCTCATTCAGAGCGAATCGGCCCAATACTTTCCCGGTGCGCCGTTCGTCGATTACATCGACCCGGCGGCGTTTCGCATCGAGCAAACGTCGGGGCAGTCGATTGCGCAGATCCTGTTCGCGCACGGGATCAAGCCGCGCGTGGGCGTGATTCAGATCAGCGTGCGCCAGCAGGCCGTGCGCGATTGGCTGACGCTCATGGTCAAGGGCAAGCCGGGCTGCCTCATCGATCCCGCGTGTCATCGGCTGATCGGCGGATTCCAGGGTGGATATTATCAAAACCAAGCGGGCCTGCCGGTCAAGACCGAGTACTCGCATGTGCATGATGCGCTGAGCTATGCGTGTTCAGGGATCGTCCGGCTGCAGTATGGGCAGGAGATGGCCGACGCTCGGGGCGCGAGCCGATCTTCGCAACGGACGATCCCGTACTGGTCTGGACGGCTCCGGCGGTGATGATTCACCTTGCTACCTGCCCGGTGACAGGTGAGCGGATCTTTTCGGAGCCGTCCAGATGATCCGCGTCGGCGCCGCCGTGCGGCTCAAGAGCGGTGAGGTTCCCGGCTATCCGGTGACGACCGTCGCGCGGGTCGATGAACAGGCTGGCAAAGCGCAGATTCGCTTCTCGCGCCCGCCGGGCGTTGCGGGTTACAGCTACCTGTTCTGGCGCGAGCTCGCGGAGATTCAAGCACCGCCTAGCACCGTGACGCACACGACAGGAGACCAGGGAGGTGAGGACGATGGCAGCTCCACCACGACATGAACCGGAGACGACACCGCGGCAGACGCCGGTCGAGAGTCTGGTACCCGCGGGCCCGGACGTGCATGTGCCGGGCCGGATCGAAAGTTGGGAGCCGTGGGGTCAGCGACCGGAAACGGGGAATCCGTCCGCGGATCTGCAGCCGGGTACGCTCTCACACAAGGCGTGGAAGGTCGCGAGCCTGTGGCCGTTCCCGTACGCGATGCCGTACAAGATCAAGCCTGGCCGGACGCCGTGGGAGAAGGAGACCCCGTAATGGCGCGTGGCAGACGGCGCTGGATTCAGTCGGCGATCAGGAAGCCCGGCGCCCTGCGCCGTACGCTCGGCGCGAAGGACGGTATCCCGCAGGCGAAGCTGCAGGCGGCCGCGGCGAAGGGTGGCGTGACGGGACGGCGCGCGCGGCTCGCGTTAACGCTCAAGCGCTTGGGACGGCGGCGCCGCCGTGGCTAAGATGGGCGAGTCCGAAGCGATCGCGATGATGGAGGAGTTCCGCGATCATTGGGAGCCGGACACCTGCGAGTACCGGGCGTGGCAGATCGATATTGACCGCGCCCGGAAGGTGGGCGTCTCGACGGCGCTCGATGAGCGGATCAAACGGCAGGAACAAGAGACCTCCGCATTCTTCCAGTTGTTCCATGCGATCGAAGCGGAGCAGTCGAAGTATTGCCCGGAAGAGGACTAGATGGTGATCGACACTCCGGGCGATTACGGGTCGATCAGTCTCCAGCCCGATCAGGGCGACGGTCGGCTCATCACGTTTATCCGACATCACTTCATGATGGCCGATCGCGTCATCGGGTCGCGCTCGAAGCGGTGGAACGAGGTCGAGGACATCTGGCGGGCGTACGTGACGCCGGACGAACGGAACGAGCAATCCGGCAAGCTCCAGTACCCGTGGGAAGAATCGATCATCGTGCCGTACACGTACGCGCTCGGCCAGGCGATCTGCGCGTACCTGTACACGATCTTCACGTCGCAGCAGCCGCTGCAGCAGCTGCAACCGGCGAGCGGCGATTACACCAAAGCGGCCGATCGCATGGAACTCGTGCTCGATCACTACGCGCGGCAGACGGCGGCCAACTTGTTGTTGTGGGGTTGGTTGCTCGATGCGGTCAAGTACGGGACGGGTATCTCGAAGACGCTGTGGCAGACCGAAGTGAATCGCGTGCCGGTGTCGGTGCGCCAGCCGATCTCGCTCTTGGGCGTATCGCTCGGTACCACGCAGCGCGTCGTGATGCGCGAGATGAAAACCTACGACGGCCCGAAATCGTGGTGCGTCGATCCGTGGATGTGGTATCCCGATCCGCGCATGCCGGTGGCGCGCTTCCAGGAAGGCACGTTTGTCGGCGAGCTGCAGTGGACGTCGTGGATGACGCTCAAGAGTCTGGAGAAGTCGCCGGAGAATCCTGACGGTATCTACGAGGACGTGGACGAGATCCCGCGCTGGGGCTACAGCCAGGCGCTCAGCATCTACCGGCAATCGAAGCGCCTGATGGCGATGGGCCTCCCGGACTTGTTCCAGGAGCCGACGTATCTGCACGACCGCGGGTACGTGTTGCTCGAGGAGCTGTGGGCCAAGATCGTGCCGTCCGACCTCGGTCTCGGGCCCGGCAAGCGGCCGGAGATGTGGGTGTTCTCGCTCGCCAACCGCACGAAGGTGATTCGCAAAGAGCGCGTGCGCGATTCGCACGGGAAATTCCCGTACAGTGCCTGGGAGTTCTCGCCGGATCTCCACTCGACGCAGAATCCCGGCATGGCCGAGACCGTGATGCCGTTGCAGAATTTTATGGACTGGTTGTTTAACTCGCACATGGAGAACACGCGCAAGGCGCTCAACAACGAATTCGTCGTCGATCCGGTGCGCGTGTATGTCGAGGACATTACCGATCCGGCGCCCTACCGCGTTATTCGTTTGCGGCCCGAGTACATGGGCACCGATGTGCGCGATGCGATCTGGCAGCTGCCCGTGCAGGACGTGACGCGCAGTCATCTGCAGGACGTGCAGATGATTTTCGATCTCATGCAGCGCGTGTCGGCGGCTTTGGACGCGCTGATGGGCGTTCCATCCGCCCGGAGGAAAACCGCCTCTGAGGCGACGGGTACGTTTCAATTGGCAGCTAATAGACTGCGGGTGTTGGCACAGCTCATGTCGGCCGAGGGATTCGTCCCGTGGACGAAGCTGCAGGTGGCGCTGGTGCAGCAGTGGATGACCGATCCGCTGATGGTCAAGATCGTGGGCCCGCGGCAATCGCAGGACACGATCAACATGCCCGAAGGATCGCTGATCTCGGTGAGCCCCGAAGACATCCTGGGCGAGTTCTTCTTTCCCGTACATGACGGGAGCATGCCGTTGGACCCGGTGAGGATGAGCGAATCGTGGGAACGCATCATGGGCGGCATGTCGAAAATCCCGCCGTTGATGCAGCAGTACGACATCGGCAAAGTCTTCGAGCGCGCGGTGAAGACGTTGGGCGTGCGCAACATGGAGGACTTCAAACTGCGGCCGCAGGTCATGCCGGATCAGCAGGTGATGCAGAATGTCCAGCGAGGTAATCTCATCCCCGCCGGAGTCGGCGGACCAGCAGGAGCGCCAGGCATTGCTGCGCTTGGCCCATTCGCCGGATTGGGCGGTCCTAACGGCGGTGCTCCTCCGCCACCAGCGGGTGCAGGAGGGCCAGCGCAATGATCTCTTCCGGCCCGAGAACGAAGTCACGGACGCGAACCTGATGCTGCGCAAGCAGGCGTATTACCAAGGCTACATGGACGCGCTACAGTTCGTTGTCCGGCTCGGAGAGATGATCGAACGTGCGTTGCCGATTCGGCGACCAAGTGCAGTTCGGACGATGATACCCGAGGGATTCAGGGGAGGTGAGTGATGGCGGAGATCGACGATTTCCTGCAGCAGCAGAGTCCGAACCAGGACCCACAGCAGCAACAACCGCAACAGCAGCCCGCTCAGCCAAGCCAGGAGGAGCAGCGGATGGCGGTGCTGTCCGCGGAGAACCAGCGACTCCGGGATGAGTTCGAGCAGATGCGCGCGGAGATGGCCCGGTTCCGCGCGGGCATCGTGCAGCCGCAGCAGCCGGTCGAAGATCCGTGGCAATCGCACATTCGCGAAGCGCTTCGCGAAGCGCGCGTGACACCCGATCAATTTGTCGAGTCGCCGATGGAGACGTTCGTGCGCGGCACCGCGGCGGTGATGGCGCGGGCCCGCAATCTCTGGGCGGAAGACGTCAAGCACCTCAATTCGCAATTCCGGCTCGACGCGAAATTCGAGGAGCGCTATCCCGATCTGTACGCCACGGACAATCGGAAGCGCATTGTCGAGACTGTGCTGCTCGATTTGCGTGGCGACCCGAACTTCGCGCGTCTCCTCGGGGCGACGGAGACGATTCCGCAAGCGCTCGATGTCGTCGCCAAGAACACGTACAAGACGCTCGGGATTCCGAATCCACACGAAGGAGGTGAGGACACCGAAGGAGCTGCACCGCCGCCGCCTGCGCAACGCAAAGGGACATACGGTGTACCGGGTGGGAGTCGCGTGACGGGTGGTGGACCGGTCAAGGAAGACACGCAGGTCAGTGAAGTCGGCAACATGATCAAGTATCTACAGGGTGGTGGTAGCCGAGGGTAGCGATCCGTTATCTCCTCATTTCGAGGAGGTGTGGGCAGGAGCGGGTCCCAGCCAAAACCAGGCCGAGGAGGTGGCGTTCACCGTGGCCGTGCTGGGGCTCAGAGGCAGTGGCAGTTTCAACGTTGGCGGCGCGTTCGTTGAACAGCCGACGAATTTTCGTGAGGGGATTTTGTGGATTCATCCGAACCCGGCACCGCTGACGGCGTTCACGTCTCGGATGGATTCGGAAGTCACGACCGACCCGCTCTATAACTGGTTCGAGGAACAGACGCCTGCGCAGCGCGCGCAACCGGCTGCGGCGCAATCCAACACGGCCGCATCGTTCGCGCTGGCCACGTTCGCGGCATCCGGGCTCGATCCCGATATCTTCAAGGCCGGGCATGTGATCCAGAACCAGCAGACGGGCGAGCAGATGCTCGTCACCGGTTACAACGTTGCCACGAAGACGCTGACCGTGCAGCGCGGCCTCGGTAATACCGCGCAGGCGATTGCGGCAACGGATACGCTGTCGATCATCGGCACGTCGTACCCGGAGGGCGATCTGGCTGCGGCACCGATGTCGATGCAGCCCGGCTTGTTTCAGAACTATACGCAGATTTTTAAAGACTCTTTTGCGCTCACTCGGACTGCGTTGAATACGAGATACAGAACCGGCGACAGCTATCAGCAAGACAAAGTGCGGTGTTTGCGAAACCACGCGATTCAAATGGAGAAAGCATTTTTGTGGGGTGTCCGCTCATTCGGGACCGGCGCGAACGGACAACCACAACGGACGACCGGCGGTGTTGTCAGCTTCATGCAGACCAACATCGTAGACTTCGGTGGCACGGTGACCGAGGTCGCGTGGGATGCGGCACTCGAAAAGTGCTTCCGTTACGGCAGCGATGAGAAGCTGTGTCTCATGGGCGGTGTCGCGCTCAACGTGCTGAACGGTCTGACGAAAAATAAGGCGACCATCAATGTCGTCCCGTTAGATCAAACATTCGGATACAGGCTCTACGAATACGGAACACCCAACGGCACACTCTACCTCTACCGCCACCCTCTCATGTGCATGGACCCGTTCTTCATGGGATACGGTGTCGTGATCGATCTGCCGCGCATTCGCTACAGGTACATTACACAGACAGCGCTTGAGCAAAATGTTCAGCAAAATGGAATGGACGCTCGTCAAGACCAGTTCATCACCGAATGCGGTTTGGAAGTGCATCACGAGTACGCGCACGCGGTGTTCAAGAACATGAGCGCGGCTGCATAGCATGGGCCGGATTGGACCGGCATTCCTCGTGCCGTACAAGCAACATGACGAACATGAGGAGCCGATCGTCAAAGATCTCGGTGGGATGCTGCACAAGGCGATGCAGCTGGTCGGTGATTACGACGGTGCGGAGGTGCGGATCTCTGGCTCGATCGATCCTGCGGGGTTGACCGGACAGACGACCGCGCGCGCGCCTGCTATGGTGCGGAAGCAATCGTGGACCGAGATCGCGACGTTAACGAACGCTGAGCCGTACAAGCATCACACCGGGTGGGTACGTTGGGTACGGGTCGAGATCGTAAAAGCCGCGGGCGGCGAGTTCGGGGTCGCCGTCATGGGAGAAGACTGATGGTGATTTTCTACTGCCCGCAGCACCCGAATTATTCGCTCTGGGCGGGAACGCGCTTCCTGGAGTTCAAACGCGGCGTGCTCAGTACCGATGAAAAGGGCGCCGCGTATGTGCGGAAGCATCCGATGTACGGGCGGCTGTTCAGTGACGTACCGCCTGATCCGGTGATCGATCCGCATCCCGAATTGCGGCTCGCGGATCTGATGGTGTTGCCGACGGAAACGTACGACTGTCCCGAGTGCGATGAAACGCTTCCGAGTCGCATGGCATTGCAGATGCACTATGACCAGAAGCATCCAGAGACGGAGGTGAACGGCAATGGCGAACGACAAGGCGCCATCGGCCAGGATGAGATTTCCGGTGAAGGGGAAGGTGAGCGGGACACCGGGCGATCTGGGCCTCGCAGATAGCGGGCCCGCGGGCGCAACCTATCCGGCGCCCAACCTGACGCAAGACGGAAGATCGCCGTCGAGCGAGTATTCGAGGTCGGCCGGATCGTTCCCGAATCCCACGGGGAGATTGGTGATCCCGGAGGGCTCGTAATGCGCGGCAGTGGTGCGAGACGTCCTCCAGTCAAGCGGGAGAAAGTCCGGCAAGTGATGGGCGAGTTCAGGCGCGGCGAGCTGCGGAGCGGAAGCAAAGAAGGGCCACGGGTACAGAGTCGCCGACAGGCCGTGGCGATTGCGCTGAGCCAAGGTCGGCGGGCACTTCAAGCAAAGCGCCGGAGGCGAGGCACGGCATAAGATGGACCGCCGTCCGCGCCGCCAGGGAATTGGCGGCCGACATTCGGGTCCGACGGACTCCGGCTGGAATGTGCGCGTCGATCTCGTCGCGCTGTTCAACAAAGTGTTCCATCGGAAACCGGAGCAGACCGATGTGGGGGTGGTTCCTCAATCTGATTCCAGGGAGGAGGAAACCGATGGACGCACAACACGCGGCTCCACAGATTCTGACGGACGTGGGTGACTTGTCGTGGGTGGTGGGGCTAATCCACTGGCTCGTTGATCGCAACATCATTCCCGGCTGGGTGGCGCAGCTTTTACTTTTCACCTTGCACATGTTTGTGCCCGCGGTCAGAGGACGGCCGGAAGCGCAGAAAGACATGAACGATCTCCATCAGGTGTGGGATCAGTACACTTCGACGCATCCGAACGCTGCGGCGTTTGGCATCGGCGGGGCACAGCACATCACGCGGGGATAACCGTGGCGCACGTCAGCCAGCATGGGATCGATCTCATCAAACGGTTCGAGGGATTCAAACCGATGGCATACCGCGATGTCGGTGGCGTCTGGACGGTAGGCTATGGTCATACGGGCCCTGATGTCACCGAGGGACTGATTATCACGCAGCAGATGGCGGAAGTGCTGCTCGCCGCGGATCTGCGCAGGTTCGAGATCTGCGTCGAGAATGCGCTCCACCGCGATGTCAACCAGGAGCAGTTCGATGCGCTTGTCAGCTTCGCGTTCAACGTGGGCTGTGGCGCATTCCAGAAAAGCACGATGCTCCGACATATCAACGCGGGCGACCATGACTCGGCGGTCGCCGAGTTCGAGCGGTGGAACAAGGTCGGGGAGCGGGAGATTGAAGGGTTGACGCGCCGTCGTCGCGCTGAGGCGGATCATTACCGCCGTGGCACCGGATGATCGCTTTTGGTGGCGCTCGCTGCTCGGCGGCCTACTGGCTGTGGGCCTCGGCGTCTACGACCTCTGGCACTTTGGGAGGGACGCGGGGCTGAGTGTGGCCGTGGATGAAGCGCTGATATTGTTGGGGATCTCGATGATTGCGGGTTCGATATGGGGGAGGGGATCATGATGAAGTGGGGATGGGTGCTCGGAGCGCTTATTGTTGGAGCGGTGATCGCGCCCGCGTCCGCGGCGACGTTCGACTTGTCGAGCTGCGAGCAGGCGGGTCTCGCCAGTGACTGCAACAACAAGGACACAGGATTAACTCATCTCACGTACACGGCAGGCGGGTTCACGCTCGGCGCAAGTGGCTCCGATACCCTCGATCTCAAACTTGAGGGACCTGGGCAGACCGGGCTCGGGATCTTTTCCGAATCGGCGCACGAGGTGGATTCGAGTGGCGTGATAACGCTCGACTTCGCGGAGCTGGCTTCGAAGGGCGCGACGAGCGGAACGCTCACCGTCGAATCGCTGCAGACCGGCGAGGTTGGGGTTGTGCATGACGAAGCGGGGAGCCATTCCATCACGGAGGTCGGCGACACGCTCACGGCGACTCTGCCGATCGCGTTCAGCGAGGCGCACCCGGATGTGACCCTGACCGCGGCTCCTGGTGACGTATTAGCGGCATCTGCGGCCGCCGTCGTGCCGGTGACGCCGGTCCCAGAGCCCGCGCCGTGGGTGCTGCTGGGGACGGGAGTGGTGGCCGTATGGCGGCGATGCCGTCGGTGAGGGTGTCCTGGTCACTCGTCGCTTATGTGATCGCGGCCCTGCTCGCGCTCCTCATGGCCGTGGGTCACTTCATCGGCATCACGGCCGGAGCGCAGGTGTTGCCGTGGTGCCTGTTCTTTTTTATTCTCGGTCATTTCGTGGGGTAGCGGGTTGGCCACACTCGGCGACATCAAGGCAGCGATCCAGGACCAGATGAAGCGTGAGCAGTTCTTCGATCCATTGGGGAACGATGTCACGCAGATGGCCCTCAACATGTTTGTCGAGCACGGATTGAAGTCGATTCAGCGGATGCTCGTGGTGCGCGATGCCGAGATGACGACGACGCTGACGATCGGGCCTACGAATCATCCGTATCCAATCGCGAACATCCAGCCGCCGTATCGGTTTACGGTCGATCTCTGGCATTTCGGGATGGCCACGCCGCTCTTTCGCTATCGGACGATCCGCGAGTTCCACCAGGACTATCCGCCTAGCATGCCGGTGGGCACGAGCCGCGTCACTCGCGGTTACGCGGTCTTCGACGGTAATATCCATCTCGGTCCCGCGCCGGTCCAAGACTGGACCTACTTCATGGACTACGTGGCGTGGATGCCGACACTCTACGATGACGCACAGAGCAACTGGTACACGATTAACGCGAATGATGTCGTCATGTTCTACGGCTGTCGGCAAGCGGCGGCCTGGCTGATGGAAGACCAGCTCTATGCGTTCTACGACAACCTCGGCCAGAAGGCACTCGATGAAGTGCGGAAGACGTTTCGGAATGAAGAGGTCGCCGAGGGTCAGCTGCAGGGTCGGTTGTTTGGAGCGTATCCATCCGGCGGTGGTTTCGTGGGCACGAGCTTGAGGAGACGCGATGTCTATCCGTAACGTGAAGCCAGCGAAAACGGGCGCGCCGATACCACTGTCCTGGAACACCACGCATGGACTCGAAGTCGTGACCGGCAGCGACATCGCGCGCATCGTCCTGCCTGAAGCGTCGGCGAATAACGAGCGCCTGCTCGATGCCGCGGCCGGACATGTGTGCGTGCTAGGGGCTCCACCAGAGGAATACGTCTGCCTGACGATGGGCATCCGGCTTCTGAATGGCGTGTGGCAGTATGAGCCGGGGTCGTCAACGGGCCGTGTGATCCGGCTCGATCCGAATGGTGTTGTGGAGTTCTACCTCGTCACGGGTACGCCGATGAATTGGTACCAGCAGGCGTATCTCGACCAGTACGGCAACTGGGTTTGCAATAATCTCTACGTGAACGGGTACTTTGCGCCGTCGTCGCCGATCGCCGGGGCGGGTCCTGGTGGGACGATTATTATGCGCCGGGCGCTGGCGCGGATGTACTTGGATTTCGACTTCGGCGCGCCCAGCTCGTCCTGGCAGTACATCCCATTTGATCGGATCGGGTTCGATACCGGCGGGTTCGCCGGGACGGTCGCATCGCAGTTTTTGATCCCGAGGCCCGGATACTACACGTTCAGTACTACGGTGACGTTCCGGGGTCCCGCGAATCGTCTGCCCAACACCTGCGGCATTCGCATCATGGTGGCCGATCATCCGGTCGGCGGCGGGCAGACCGGGCGATCCGATCCCGATTTTCCGCTCTCGCTCTCGACCACGCTGACCATGTACTGCAGCCAATGGGATACGGTAGGCGTGCAGTTTTACATGACGGACTGGCCGGACTGGATCTCGGGTGGCGGCTGGGATGGGTACACCTGGTTCACGCTGGTCTATGAGGGCGATCCGTGAGCCCGATCCTCCAGCAACGCACTCTGCCGTTTGTGTTCCAGAGCTTCGTCGGCGGCTACACGTCGATCGACGATGCGGACCCGTTGATGCTGCCCAAGCAGTATCTCTCGGAAACCAACAACTGCTTGGTCGAAAACGGGTACGTCCGCAAGTCGCTCGGCTGGCTGCGGATGATGAATCCCGATTCGTTCCAGGGCGAAGCTCAGCTGATCTATCTCTACCGGACCACTGGCGGCTATAACGAGATTCTGTTTCTGACGACCACGAATCTCTACGAATACGATCCTCACGAGAACTCTTTCACTGATCGCACGCCCGCAGGCGGTCTCAACGGGAACACAATGTTCGCGCCGCAGATCCTCACATGGCTCGATAAGGTCTACATCACGAACGGCGTCGATCCGATCATCGAGTACGAGGCCGATCAGTACGCCACGTTCCTTGACCAGAACGGCGCGCCCGCGTCCTGCGATTCGATCCAGGTGTTCGCGTCTCAGCTGTTCGCGCTGGCACCTACGGACCCGAACGGCTTCCAGGGCTGGCGGGTTGTGTGGAGCGATTTTCGCGATCCGCACGTCTGGAATGCCGGACAGGCGGGTGGCGTCGATCTCGACGACACCGCGGAACCGGTCATGGCGGCCGAGATCGTCGATCGCTGGATGGCGGTTGCGAAAACGCACACCTGGTATCTCGTCACCTACGTGGGGCCGCCCGTCTGGTTTGATTTCCGTCGGCGCGATGCGGATGCGGTCCTGGCGCGTCGGACGCTCATCCGGCTGCCCGCAGGGTTGGGACTGTTTGCCCTGGGCCCTCATGACGTGATAATCTTCGACGGCAGCAATGCGACCCCGATCGGGAAGCCGATCCGCAAGGAACTGTTCAGGCTCCTGAACCGCGCGGCGTTGGACAGCTGCGTATCTCATCGAGAAGAACTTGGCGGGCGCATCTATCTGAGCATTGCCACAGGCGACATGAAGCCGGATCTCTCGTACACGTATTCCTACATCGACGGGCCCTGGATGCGGGAAACGGGCGCCGTGCTGAGCGCCGTGAACGTGGATTATGAGACGCCGCTCTTGATCGATGAAATGGTGCATACAGTCGATTCCTACAATGTGCAGATCCGGGAACTGATAAAGGGCCGCCAGTCGCGGTTCCTGACGACGGACGGCACCGGCTTGTTTGTGGCGGGCAACTTCCCGAACCGCGACAATCAACCGATCGATGCGTTCTTCGTCACGGCGGCGATCGCGCCGGGCGCTCAACAGGACGGGACGATCCTGCCGGTAACGGTGATGGGGATTCTCGTGGAGGGCAACCCGCTGCCGGGTATGTCGTACGTCACGCTGCGGGCGTCGTTCGGAAACGCCGACTACCAGACCTTCGGGCCGTGGCAGTTGTTCTTCAGCAAGCCGATCCAGCAGCTGATTCCCTGCGAAGTGTCCGGCCAATACTTCCAGGTCGGCATTCGGAACGCGAACCTGAACGAAGGCTTCCAGATTAAGCAAATCACGCTACGCTATCTCATCCGAGGGCGGGTCTAGCCATGTCGGTGCGCGTGGACTCTCTGCATACGCCCGCGGTGCTGCCGCAGCACATCGATCCGCAGATCCGCAACTTTCTCTCGCAGATGACGCTTGAGCTGCGCGGCTGGTCCGATGAGGTGACGCGGGCACTGAATGCGTTTCTCTTGGCATTCCCGCAGACGCCGACCGATCCGGGCGCGCCGGTTGATGGGCAAGTCTGGTACAACACAACCACGCACGAATTCAAGGCGTATCGCAATGGCGCGATCGTAACTTTCGTGGTGTCGTAGGAGCGTTCGATGCCGGGACTTACCGATGGTCAGCTGAGCGTCCTCATCGCGAAGTTCAACCAGCTGGTGTCCGATACGCTTATCGATCCTGTCACTCATCTGCTTCCGGCGGCGCTCGGGAATCTCGGGATTCTGACG